GATATATTGTGCGACATCTACATCCCTTTAAAAAACGCCAATTTCGATTATTCAGTTTTCAAGGTCCATTCCCTTTCTTCCTATACTCTAGCGTGTACTTGCGGACGCCGCAACTGCGCCCTTGTTGATAAGTTGCGGACATCGAGAATTAGCCAGCGTTCTACGCTACTTTTATTGGCTGGTATTACCCGGGCAATTTCGCGAATACTTAATCCTTTCGTCCTGAGTTCGTGTGCCCTCTTTGCTCTTGGAATGTCTATAAATGGTTTTGCCATAGTTACTACCTTGTTACTGAGTTATTGTAGCATGACCTTGGTATCTGCATTAAATATTTATGACCACGCGCTCTCCAGTACCGTAAGAAGCAGTTTAATGCCCTGATACCGTTAATGCGAAAATAATCAGATTGATACATGCTGTTAATTCTATCGACGTATGCGTATACGTCTTCCTCGGTTATCTCAGTGATATGTTTGTCATTCATCTCCATAAAAAGTTGAATGTGCTCTTTGTAATTTTTGCCACGATCTTCCACAAAAATTCTTACGTAGTTTTCAAGTTGATTTGGTTTTTTTCTGAATATATACATAATGCCACCGGAGGGACTAGCTCCGGTGGCATTTTGCATTATACACCCCCTAAAAGGGTTTTAACATCTAAAGTATGCCATCCGCTCTAGTCCAACGGATAACGCATATATACTCCCCTCTTATGGTTTGCGTCAAGAGTAATAATGTTGTGTAATATTTTTACCTATCCCAGCAACTCCTGGACCAGTTCCAAGGCTGACTCCCCTGCTGTGCATAAAGCCAATTTGCATAACGTATGTTTCCCTGCTCAGTGAAGATGTCTAGCCCCATACCTTCGGCAGTCCTCTCGTGGTATTTACGATTGATTTGACACATACCGATGTCGTCTGAATTCACAAATCCTCTTATTACTTCCCCAGTCTTTACGTTGTAGTGCTGGGGCTTTCCAGTACCTTGACCACTTTCGCAGGTACAGATTTTAAACAGCTCTGGTCTAAGTTTTTCTAAGACAGGTATCTCTTCAATTATTTCCGATAGTAGCTCGAAAACTTCTTCTGGTTCGACCTCTTCAAAAGTTGCCACGTCTGTGGCCGTCTTTACTTGCAAAAAGAAGAGAGCGAACGCAATAACAGATGCTATTGCAATTTTATATATATTTTTTAACATAACGCGCCGATTGTGCTCCGGCAACTCCGTGGTGGTAGGTTCCTGTTATAAACAGGGCAAGACGCACTTCTCCAAAAATGCGCCTTTCCCTGCCTATTATCTATTTAAGTACTTTGAGATTTCTCCAAGAATAAGTCCGAGAACTACTGTGACCTGTGGTGAAAATTCCATAAGCCCAATGTTGTCCGCGAGCCAGGTTATACCGAAGGCGATAACTGCCATCATGAAACGCCAGGCGAATGACTTAATTCTTTTTGTGAGTTGTGATTCCATACCTACTTTCTTAATGAATTTATAATCGACTGAATAAACAAAAGACTTTGGAACATACGTTTGTTTTCGGCTGACGCATTACTACTAAGCGGCTGTAGAAGTGGCCGCGGATCTATCGAACCATAAAAACCGTTGTTGTAGTTCTGCACACTAAGTCGCACACTACTGCCAGCGTTATAGACAAAGCCACCAGAACGCACGCGCTTCACTTTACGTAGACCAAGGTGCAAGTGTGTACCTTTGTAGGGGTTTACGGGCCAGAAACCGCCTGCCGTGGCGCTAGAAACGACAAATCCAGTGTTACCCATGTCACAGATATGCTGACCCATTTTTACTTCATCTCCTACTTTTACGTAGTTCTCAGAGTTGTGGCCGTATGTCCATTCGTTACAGAAACCGTCTTTGTCGGGGTATTTACTAACGATACGAATATGCTTGCCATAGCCATCTGGACTGTCTTTGACCTCGACCACGTCCGCGTCCTCAATAGCAAACATAGGCTCTCCATGAGGGCGTACCAAGTCAATACCGTTGTGCCCGTCCATACCTAAGTGAGCATAGAGAGCTTTGTTTACTCCGAACCATTGAGTAACGTCTCCTGTAGGAGCCATTTCAAGGTTCATGAATCTAATTGGTGCGTGCATATTTTAAAGTGCTTTATTTATCACGGTAACGATTATAAAAATCGCAATGCCCCAGACTGTCATTACTCTAGTCTGAAAAGTTCCCAAATCACCTAGTTGTCTTTCGTGGGCCGCTACTTTGCTGTTTAGTTTCAATAGATGTTGGTCGATATTTTCTAGGGTCGTCAAAATACTAGAGGTGTGAATAGTTTGCTGCTTTTGCTCAGCTCGCAGTTCCTGGACTAATTCTTTTAATGAATAACCCTCATGCTGTGTCATGAGTTCTTATACTAGGCCCAAACTGGGCATTTTTCGTGCATTACCGAAGCGGGGTGTACGGACTTGGTCGTTTGGAGTATGGTGAATTTCTTTTACTATATGGACTTTGGCGCTTTGAGTATGGGTATACACGTGCAACACCACCAAGAATACCGGCTCCACGATATGAAGATGTTTTATTTGACACATCTATCTCCACCTCCCGTTCATCAATAAATGTGAGAGAACCTACGATTTCAGCTATGCGAGCATCAACAAGGACATCAATACCACCAAGTTCAACGGTACGTGAATTCGTAGCCTTGATTGACCCTTCAATAGTCGCGCTGCGGTCAGCGTCATCAATATCAGAACCGACAATCTGTGCTGCTCTTTCCGCTGTAACCATATCGCTGCCTTGCATCTCAGCCGCTCTACTGTCTTCTGAGCTGGCGGCCGCTTTCACTTCCCCTTGACGTACATCCTCTGTCGTGTCAATACCAGAAGTTTCAGACACACGCCTACTTCCTTCCCCACCATCTACAGCAATCTCAGCCGTACGAAAGGCAGTGCTTTTGCCTTGTGTGTCCATTTCGGCAATCCGATCTGCACTCGCATATTCCGCTCCAGTAATCTCTGATTCCCTACCATTGTGGACAATATCAATACCATAAAGCTCTGAATTTCTCGTATCGTCCTGGCCGTTGGCCCCTTCAATTTCTGCGGTTCTTACATCGTCCGCTGTAGCCTCGCCATAGACTTCTCCGCTACGTATTGCGTCTATACTCACCTCAGCAAATAACTCTGCCTCACGGTCATTCTCGGCTGTTTCTGAGCCTGTCAGTTCACTACCTCGTGATGTTTGTGCGGTATCCTCACCAAAGAGCTCAGCGCTACGACTGTCGTCTACGACTGCAAAACCTTTGATTTCAGAATCACGTATATCTGAATCGGTATCAGCGCCAAGTACCTCACTTTCACGTACTACAAAGACATCAGCGAACCCAGCCATCTCTGCTGCGCGGTCTTCTGCTGATTCATTCGCCCCGTTTATTTCGGCACTTCGTTCGTCTGCGTCAGTATCTTGCGCTGAGACTTCCACATCACGTATGTCGGTAGCATTGTCCTCTCCACGTATTTCGGCCGCCCTCAAGTTCCCGGCTGTATCTTGCCCAGCTACTTCTCCGCTTCGATGGTTGTCTGAGGTGTCTGCTCCAAGGACTTCTGCGTCTCTATCGTCATTTATGTCGTCGCCGACTGATTCAACCACCGTAAACTCCCTCACTTCACTCCAATCTCCCCAAGTATTGCTTCCAGCAGGGTCTTTGCCACGAACTCGCCAGAAATATGTAGTTGTGTAATCTAATTCATCTCCACTTTGAACTGTAAACTGAATATTATCACCTGATGTAAAGGGGTCAGTGTCTCCACCAACATCGGGGTTAGCAAAGCCTGAGTCTGTGCCAGAGATTTTGTTCAATAAAGGATATTTACTTACCTTAATAACACGACTATTATCTTGAGTAGTTGCATACAAGTAATCTGCTTGCGAAGCAGTTATAGATGTGATTCGTTGTACTGGAAGGTCAGAAAGAACTGCTGAAGTAAGGTCTGATTTTTTTACTGCATAGATTCTTCCATTTGTAGTAGAACTAGCATCAAATGGAATATATACATAGTCTTTGTCAATAAAGATACTCCAAGATGACGGAGTCCCAACATTTGTTCCAATAAGATTTGCTTTTGAATAAGTGGTAAAATTTGATTTTAATATTTTATATATAATACCAGCCACTCCAGCAGCATCTCCTCCAACATATATGTGTGTATCGTCTACTCCAATTGACTCTGCTGAATCACCTGAATCAAGAGTGAAAGTATCGACTGTAGAAAAATCTGATTTTAAAAGTCTTGCTACAGTGGCATCGTACGTTGCATAAATATAATCATCATCTCCATCAATATCCTCAATAAACTTATAACCTCCAACCATAAGAGCATCATCAATTATAGTAAAAGATGATTTTGATATTTTGAGAATATGATTAAACTCATAAGTTGCTGAATCTTGTGCGTTTACATAGACATAATCATTATCTTGAGCCATTTGCCATAAACTTGCCCACCCAGTCGCTGTTATTGTACTTAGGGTTGAAAAATCATCCAATCTTAATCTGAAAATTTTTCCTGGGTCAGTCGCAAAGGTACTGAAATATAAATAAGTGTCGTCAATCAGCATACATGGAATATCTATCTCACCTGTACCTAAGTGAAAAATGTCAACGACTGTAAAAGTTGATTTTTCTATCTTCAATACAGCAGCAGGAGTGCCGCCATAACCAACATATACATAATTATTATCCTCAACAATTGCATCCATTCCTGCAAACGAAGGGTCATCTCCAAAGTGATATAAATAAAATGTTACATCTCCTGAAATTGAACTCCAAGTACCTGCGGTTACATCAAAAGTAGCCCCATTTCCAGCATGTGTTGGTGATGAATCGTCGTACCCAACATCAAGACCAACTCCAGCACTACCTCCTGAAAACTCAAGTACAATAAAATATTTTGTACCATCTACTGGAGTAAAAGTACCATCAAAAATAAAAGCACGATAAGCATAGCTTGTCCCAAGTGTTGTAATATCTCTAGTTGTTGATGTCGCTAAAGCACTTCCTGTTGGCACACCATTTGTGCCAAAAGTTCCACTATGGGCATACACTTTTGCTACTACATTCCCTGTTGGGCTACCTATTCTTTTAACAAAAAAGATAGCGCGTTTGAGAACTTCACCATTACCAGTGAATGATTGACCTATTCCTGATTTTTGTCCACTATCACCATTTAAGTTCTGGGTTGAATCTCGATTATTACTATGGTACTCATCAATACTCAAAAGAAGAGTATTTGTGTCTTCTGCAAATTCACGTGGAATGGAATCTTTTTGTATTTGAACATTAAACCTAATATCCTCTCCTTCTGCGTCAGTGCCTGTAAAATCAAAGGTTGGATTTGGCGTTGTTACAGTTGCTTCATTAGCGGGACTGTTGAGAGCTACTGTCGGCGGTTCGTTTGGTACAAATGGTTCAATCGCCACCATCAAGTTAGCCATCAAAGCTTCACTTGCTTTAGTTGCTGTTGTGGCAGACACAGCTCCTGCTGTAGTCTTTACCCCACTAGCAGAACCGTGACCACCACCATTACCTGCGTTTGTGTTGTTGTCTGTCTCTTCAGTAATCGAAGCTAGTGAAGCGTTTGTCCAAGAATCAAATTGTGCTGTAGAGTTAGCGTCTGGAAGTGAAGCACCAGCTATAGAGAGAATAAGACAGTCATCTACTGTAGTCGTAAGTCCAGAGATAGAAACACTGGTGGTTGAACCTTGTACGTTGCCACCACTCTCCACGTTGATTGGATTGTCGGGATTAAATGTTCCAGCAGCAATACCAATGATACGAGCTGAGACGTGGTTGACTGTACTAGAGATTGCTCTTGAGACAGATGTTGCACTTCCAGTGTGATACCACACAGTAAGCATTGAGTCGGTAAGAGCTGTACCGTTTTTAACAGTCCGTATCTTAGTCCAGTCCCCCGTCATTGTTGGCTCAGTAGCCGAACCAGCAGATGCAGCAATACAAACCAGCAAGTCGCCGTCGACTGTTCCAGAAGGAAGCCCAGGGGTTGCCGAGGTGGTTCCTGTTGCGTTTGAGCCTACTGCTCGTATGGTTGCTGCCATAAGGTTATGCTAATTGTAGTAATCCGTTTGTTCCGTCAAAGTCAATATCCAGTGTCTCACCGTTTGCTAGAGTAATACTTGAGCCGTAATCAAACCATGCAATCAATTGGTCAGAGCCTAGATTATGTGCCTTCTCTGCTAGTGCTTCAACGAATGGTTGGAATTTATTATATGTTGCCATGTTTATTTTTTAATTATTCCTGCGGCCGCTGCGGGATATGATTTGTATACGTTTTGTGTTGACATAATTATGTAATTAAACTCCAGCTAATATCTGGGTGCTTGCTATTAACCCAGATTTGTAATTTGGTACCGTTCTCGTATTCAGCTTCTGCAATAGCAAAGGTTTCTACGCTACCGTCTACTACAGCTCCAGTAAGGTGCTTATCAGCCGCTTCTTTGCGAAAGAAACGTAAATCCTTCACATTGCCGTAGGAGTAGAACGCTGCGAAGCGGGGGTTTTTGTACGAGATCGGAACGTAACGCGTCTTCCCCAGAACATCATAAAAGACAAAGCCTGTGACAGATTCAGTCACAAGGTTTTTTGCAAACAGAAAAGCATCGCCCTCAATAAGTATTGGCTTCCCTATTCCCTTTTCGTCACATACAGCTACGTACTTCCATGTCTGGTCTTTGGTTTTCGCTGCAAATTCTTCAAGTGGAATACGCCCCTTCGATGGCAAGTTCCAGCGATGCCCGGCATCTGTGTACAATCCGAGTGAAGTAATGGAGAGGTTGTTTTCTTCCATATGACGCAAAAGACGGAGCCACGGTGCTGGTTGCCCTGCTATCCGTGTATATCCGCCTTTATTTTCATGGTGCGTCTCTCCATTTGAAAGCGACACTGTCCATCCGATATTTTGAGTCTTCATAAGCCTCGTTTTTTATTATCTGTTAGAAGAAGGTCAACTCGATGCGAAAAGCGAAAGACTTTAATCCAACGCTTGTAGGGCTGACAGAGACGGGAATGTAGAAATCATGGCTAGTGGCTGGAGTGTTGTTATGGTCAAGCTGTAGAGCTGCACCTGAACCTTCTGCTTGTGTCCAGTTAGCGTCGCCAACTTCTGCCGCGCGAACATCAACACCTACTGGAGGTGTAGCTGGAGTCACGCCGTTGTAGGCGTATAAGATAGCGTCCTCAGTTTCGATTTCTGCAGCATCAGCAAACGTAATCTTGAGAGTTGCCTCGCCGTTGGTAATTTGGTCCAAGTCTTCTGTGCCATCGCCCCAATCAGCCTGAGAATCGCCACCAGTACCGCCAGTTTGCGAAACAAACTTTACGTTGTTTGGTGTGTTACCGTTTGAATCATTGTCACCTCCTGAACTTTTAACGTGTGTAGAATCGTTGTATTCGTCTACTGTAACCTTACTATTAAAACCTCCGTCCCCTGCGAACTGAATAATGTCAGTTTCTCCGATTGTGGTCGGAGTACTGCCTTGCAATGCCCATGTGAATTCTGACAATTTAGTTTGCTCCAGCTACTACCAACTTTTGAAAGTGTGGTGCCAACCTAATCTCATCGTTTCTTTTTCGAGGGTGATGAGAGTGACAGAGCGTAATGCCATTGTTAACCTCGTAGCGTGATTCAGGATGTGTGGCAAACGCTAATATATGGTGTGCCACAACTTTCCCCGAACATTCTTGGTTGGAGATACGACATTTCCAACCGTCTCTATTTTTAACGTCGCGACTCCATTGTTTGTGCAACGGACTTCCGCGTTCGTTATTTACATCGAGTTTCAATTTACTTCTATCCTTAATCCAGTGTGGATTATTTGGACCCGTCAACCTTTCCTTTTGGTAGTCTGTTTGCTTTCTCCCTACCATCTGGTGTCCTAATACTCTTTTTCTAGGTCGGTTGCGTGAATCGTATCGATTCATTACTGTTTGACAACCACATTCGCACATGGTCATCTCTACTTTTTGACCACCTTTCCACATCGAGTGATTTTTACCTCTCCTTTTCGCCATAGCTAGATACCAATTCGCTGTCTTTTTACATCCTTTTGCAAATCTAGTATCTGCCATATACCTACAATGATAGTGATGTTTTGAGGGTTATACGTGCGTTAGATTAGGTCCGCTATATCTAGCTCATAGCTAACACCTTCATTTCCAGTACCACCATTTCCACCATTTCCACCACCAGTGCCACTTCCAGTACCACCAGTACCAGGAGTACCGCCAGATAGGTTGTAAGTACCCGTCCAAAGTTTAAGAGCAAATATAATGATAGCGTGACCACCGTTACCACTAGCTCCGCCGCCGCCGCCGCCACGACCAGCCGGAGAAGCATCTATTGCGCCAGAACTACCCGAACCAGCTCCTGGAACCTTGAGAATTTGAGCTAGTGTAAGGTCATTTTTATAACAAAGTAGAGTCGTAGCAAAAAACTTTATGAATTGCGCTATTCCAAGTAAAGGAGCCGTAGAAACACCGCCACTTGGTCCACCGATAGGTATATTAAAGTCACCAGCCGTTCCGCCAGTGCCGCCGTTTGCACCATTGCTTCCAAGAGAAGGATTGACGCTCTCTCCTGAGTTGCCAACATTCCCATTATTACTAGCATTTGTACTTGAAGCACCTTGCTTCCCAGCACATCCTTTTAATGGGCCTGCTCCTCGTTCTGCTCCCCCATCACCACCAGGACCGGAAGAACCAGTATCTCCCACCCCCCCGTTTCCACCATTACTACCGACTGATTGAATAGAAAAAGAACCAGCAAAGATTCTCGCCATGATGAAGACAATGCCACTAGATGAACCAGAGCCTCCGCCTGCTCGGCTACTAGGCGCGTTTTGACCATGACCGGTTGATGGGTCACTATGTCTAATTGTTCCAGATCCATCAATCTTCTCCTTAACGTAGATTTTATATCCGTTAGTAGTAAGGGTACTATTTACAGTAAGGTTGTTATAGTACTTATCTTCTGTAAGCGTAGTCGGTGAACTTATAACAACATCACCATCATGACCGTCTCCAAAACCAAAATTAGTAAAAATTGCATGTAGCCTACCTGTTTCTTCTAGCTTTACGAGCTTATCCTCATCATCCGCAGGGTCAACCGAACGCTCAGCAGCGTTTATAAAGTCTTCCTCTCGTACAATATCTCCTTCTTTAAATCGTAACATATTATGCGTTTGCTAGGGTTAGTAAGTACTCCACTACCAAGTCCTCCGCCACACTTTTGTCGTAAGTAGGTGAGAGCAAAGCATGTGAAAACAGCGGCCCGTCTTCGCCATCTATCCGTATACCTACCTCTGTGTATTCTTGCTCTGGCAAAAGAGCGTCTGGTACGTAAAAGGTAAGGAGCAATTCGCCTGGACTCACTTCGCGGAGGGACCTATCTACTGAGGCAACGAGTGTTTCCAGCGCAGTATCAGAAGGGTCAACTGCCGTGGTACCTGTGCCGATTTGCAGTACATCAAGTGGTGAAATGGTTTCAAGTTCAGCAAAACAACGGAGTACGTGCTGTAATCCTTGATTTACCACCAAGTTAGGGAAAGAGAATTCACGTTTGAGTATCTGTGTACCCGGCTCAAAGACTTTAAAAGTGAATTGTCCAAGAGCAATAAGGCCGTCTTTTGCGTGACTTGTTTGCATCCTTCTATAGTCAGCCCAAAAACAGCAAATATCGTGCGTTACAAGGACGCTGCAATACTAGACATATTTATGCGTAGGTATGATTCTCCGGGCACATCATCATCTGGGTCAGAAGGAGCTATCTTGTATGGCGGTTCTTGGATTGAATGTGAGTAGGTTTCGCCAACTTCAAGTGAATCATTTATTTCCACCTGAGTCACAATCAAATCCTGGTCTGTCTCCCCTGCTCCACGTTTGCGCAGTAAGTCTTGTAGTAGTGAAATGATGCCGACGGTTCGCGCTGTGGCAATGGTCACTTTGTATATACCCTTCTCGCGCGTGAGCATGGTGTACTGTACGCGTTGAATAATAAAATCTTCGTTTATACCACGGTGAGGAATGTTGATATTGATAGTCTGGCCACTGCGTAGTCCTGGCGTGTAGGTTTCAAAACTACCTTCTATGATACCCGCGCTGTAGCCTTCAAGCTCAGCCACTCCACGTTGTATAGCTTCTTCTCGCGAGCGTATCTTCGCGTCTTCGATAGAATACTCAAATATGCCGTCTACCCCACGTGAGAGGTCTTTGAGCGCGTTAATAGAGGTGTTATCGGACCGAGTTACCACAATCGCGAAAAGCGGGACACCATTTACAAAAATATTGTTTGTACCAGTCGTTGGCGCTTCTTGCCAGCGCAATGAGCGTTCCGAAAAACTCCACACACAGTCAAATAGGGTTTCGTCATCCAGATAGGCCACACCTACTGTTTGAGCTACGTCACCCACCGTAACTGTAGGAGTACGGGCGTATTTGTGAGCTAGTACAAAAGACTTCTTTACCCCATCGCCATTAAATGTCTGGTCCCGTTCTTCTCCTTCTACTTCCCCACCACGAATAGTCACACGGTTTCTAATCTGTGTGAGGTCATGACTTATCTCTAAAGAATCGGGGATATAGTTGCCATCGTTTGTCGTAATATTAAACGGTGCTTCTTCGTCATTTTTTGCAAAGAGGTGAACGTCTTTGTCGTAGTCGATGTACCATGAGTAGCCAATCAAACGCGCGAGTTTATCAAATGCTTCGGTAAGCGGGATACGGTCAAAGGTGACTGATTGTATATTTACATCAGCGTCCACGTTGTTTACTGTAAAACCAATACTGTACTTCTCTACCAAGAACGCAGCTATCTCTGTGGCAGTCCTGTTTCTAAAACGCTCCAGGACAATACGCCTAGCAAACACGGTTTGGTAGTCAGAAGCGTGAACTGAGTAGCGTACAATTCCTTTATCCTCTTCATCTTCTGAGACAAATACAATAAAGCCTCCAAATACTTTCTCGCTACCGTCATACATAATCACCTCCTGATTGATTGCAGGGGTGAATATTTTATCTCCGTATTTGAGGACGGTGAAGGTTAGATCATCAACTCTCTCGTTGATATTGTCCGTCTTCTTCAAAGCCGGACGCATGTTTATGCTGCCGCTTCTGTCTATTCCGTTAATGAAAACGCTTATCATAGACGTGCATTGTCCTTTAGGATGCGTGCAATTTTATCGCCAAACTTTTCTACATACTCACTTTCCCCAATAAAGTTATCTACGTAGATAGTAACGCCACCATTGCCGCCTGCCATAAGTCCCGCTGGGTTAGTTGTAGCGATGAGGTAGTCACGTGGGTTAGTGGTGATGATGTCACCACGTGGAGAGATGATAGCGTCGTCTACGCTTTTAACTCCAAAGGCCTTGGCTATTCCGCCACCAATAGATTTTGGTAGACCTCCTACCATATTGAACGCCTCTTTGATTTTTGAGATAAAAGCCTCAATTTTATCAATAGACGCTGAGATTTTGTCAGTTATCCAATCCCAAGCATCTGAAAAAGAACCTATAAGGAAATTATAGAATTTTGTTGCCATGGTCAAAGCTCCGACAAGTGCCATTGCCAATGCTCCCAGCACCAGAATTGCAGTTCCTATAGCTATGACTAATGCAGTACCAAACACTTGAATAAGGGCGTCAAGTAAAGGTTTAAAGGGTTTCAGTGTATCCCATAATTCCAAGAGCGCGGGCTTTAGTTGTTGTTCGTATAAAAATACAACAGTTTCCCATGTGTTTTTGAATAGAGTGACTAATCCTGTTGTACTATCTAAAGCTTCTTTAATATTACTAAAAGAGACCTCTGAACCAAAAATTGCTTCAGTGAACTCACGAATTTTTACAGCACCATCTATAACTAGTTGTATGAAATTGCTGATTGGTTCAATAACAAATGATGCTACGGCAAACATAATTCCCTGAAAGGCTTTTTGCATTCTCTCCATTTGGTCATTAAATCGAGCGGCTTTATTTGCGCCCTCTTCATCAAATACAATGCCCAACCTGTGTGCTTCTTCACGCATAGCATCAAGCCCTTCTTTGCCCTCGGCTAACATTGGTAAAAGTTGTGTCCCTTGTTTACCAAAGACATCCATAGCTGCCGCTGTTTTCAATGCAGGGTCTTCGATTTCAGCCACAGCATACGCAAGTTGCAAAAACCTCTCTTCTGGCGAAAGTTGTAGTAAATCATCAACTGACAAGCCTAGTCTTTCAATTGATTTTTGTGCGCCCTTTGATTCTTCATCCGCAGCAGTAAGAGTACGGCTCATTCGAGTTATTGCTGTCTCCATCGCCCCGATAGATGTGCCGGAAAGATTTGCTGCATGTCTCAATTCTGAAAGAGACTCAGTTGAAAAACCAGTACGAATAGCCATCTTTTGAATTTCATCGCCTGCATTTGCATACTGTTTTACAGAGATAGCCACAGCTCCAGCGACAGCCGCAAAGGCGCCAGCCGCAACTTTTGCCATAGTTGCTAAAGAAACACTAAACTTTTCAGTCTGCTTTTCGTTCTCGTGCAACTTATCTTTGACATCATTAAAGGCCTTCTCGGTTTTGTCTACCGCTTCGAGTACTATTGATAATTTTGCATCGTTTCCCATATTGATATTATCCTTGTTTTTCGGCCTCTATTTTTTCGCGGAAAAATTGCTTTAGCTCCGTGATGAATTGTGTAGGTTGACTCATATACTGCCCATATGTCCATTTCATTTGGTAGCAGATATAAATCATGTCTCTATCGTCTAGTTTTTTTTTCTGATTTCGTTAATTTTGTCAATCAAGAACGTGTAATCCTTCTCTGGCAAGTCCAGAGTCCGAGCCAGTATCTTTTCATTACTTCCGTCAAGTGTGACGATGAAAGATTCAAGAGTGCGGTGAGTTGCAACCACTGTTTGAGTGAGGTCAAGGTCACCCATCTCTGGCCTTCCGTCAGCTCCTACTCGCGCAGAAGCGGCTTTATAAAAGGGTTCTTGAATATACTCACTGTCTTTCCCAGAAATCCACTGCTTCAATTCACATACAAACTGTGATACGGGTAGCTTGACTTTTTCGGTTGGTGTAGTCATAGTATCTTGGTTAGTTGATTATAAATTAACGATATAGCACTTTTAAGTCTATTTCGTGCTTTAAGTAATAAAATGGAAAATAACAAAATAAAGTTCTACCAGAAACCATTGTTTGTAGTATTTGTTGCCCTAGTTTCCTATGGCTTTGGAGTGATGAGCGTTCTCGAACCTGAAAAGGGGGTCTCGGCACAGACGGGGTCTAACGAACAATATCAAGTCATAGAAGTAGAACCACAGACAACTGAGATGCCAGAAGAAAAAAGGACACAGCCCGCTCCTTCTGTTCAAGCCTCGCAAGAGGTTACCCCTGTTGAAACCCCTATAGCTCAAAATTCTGTCAAACACGCCATCTTTTTACCTAGACAAGAAGCTTTGGTGATAATCAAAGAAAATGCAGGGGTTAAGTGGAAAGACGATTATAAGATGGTAAGTTACGAAATATCTCAACAGACAGCAGCTTATGATTGGTTAATCAAGCAAGCTGAATACCCAGATATTATGAAGCGCGCATACTCTAAATGGGGACATGACTATAAGATGGTCAAGTACGAATATGAAAATCAAGTAAAAGCATACTTAAGTATATAAACAAAAAACCACCCTCTCAGGTGGCTTTTTTGTTTATCTAACTTCCCTCTACATCCTCAGCAATCTCATTCACTCCATCTACGAATATTTGACCGCCTTCGTCTTCATCCCAATGAGCGATAAACTCGATATTGTCCTTAATGATGTCATCCATTGGTCGGTCTGGTGTCCAGTTTTCGATTGAAATACGTGGGTATGTAAATACGTACTTTGGCTTACTCGCTTCACCGATAGTGGTATTACGCTCTAGGGTAATCTGTAAAGCGCGGTATACTCCACCAGTATAGATGTCGCGGATTGTCTCACCTTCACAGTCTAGGACCATGTTACCGGAGACGTCGAAGATCATGCCAAGAATGTCATCATCTGTGAGGTTGCCGATTGTCTGATTACCTCGCCCGTTGTTGTTGATAGTATTTGAGAATTCCTTAACCTTTAGCTCTGGTGCCGCTGCAAGGCCGTCTACATCCGCCGCGAGCTTGATAGTTACTTCATGATTTCGGAAAAGGAAATCATCATCTGTAAAGGCTGGGCTGTATGCGCTTTCTCTTTCTTCCTCAGTAGTTGCTTGCATCTGTACTGTAGCGTTTACCACGTCAGATACTGGCGTACGAAGCTCTAGGGACTTCACAAAGCCTTTAGGGTAGTGATAGCTCTTGAATGCACCACTAGCGAGGGCAAGGGGGTTGTATCGGTGAATTGGACTGTCTGTAACGCGGTACTCATAGTCGTACACGGCTGATTCACCACCTTTGAGTGAACCAGCAGCACTTCCAAGAAGTGAACGGAGAATATAGTGCATTGAGTTTGAGCGCACGTTGAACTCAAGCGGTCCCTCTGCGTGCTTACGCACAATCTCAGAAGCCTGAGAAGCAGCCCGGCCACCACGAGTCTCACGAATCATGGTTTTACCGATTACCGGCTTAAAGCCTGTAGGGGTACGTCCTGGAACCCAGATAGCTGGATTACTAGCGCTTCCACCAAGTCCAATATTTACCTTTTCACCGAATACAAAAGTCATAATTTATTTCTTCTTATTGATAAGTTTTACCGCCTTCTCAAGACTCTCAGCTTCAACAGTTACACGCTCATTTTGAAAATGATACTTGCGTGTACGGTTGCCTTTCCCTATGCCGATAGCCTTGTTTGATGGCGTTCTATTCATAAGAATATTGTGTACGTCTTTGGGGCCTATTTCGTGCGTTTCTTATTAGCCCTATAGGTACGATTATATTCAGCAAAGCGCTCTAGGTTGCGCTTACGGTACTCAGCTTTAAGCCCGAGCCTTTGGCATTCTTCCGAACACCACCGTTGTTGATTCCCGGTAAGCGACTTCCCGCATTTGTTACATAATCCCGTCATGCCGAGATTATACACCAGTCCCCTCCCCTCTCGTACCCATGCCCAAGAAAGGGCTAAAAACAAGCCTCGGGGGTACCATGCGAGAGGGGAGGGGAGAGACTACAAATACTTAACGCAGCGCAATGTGACCTCGGCAGTACGATATACGCCTTGTCCCACAGTGGATTCACCAAAGATGCCTGCTGCCGGCTCAATATGGTCGCAAACCTCAATAAGCGAGTCCCGAGATTTGAATGTATCAAATACCAATTCCCCTACAGCTTTGCCTAAAGCCTGTTCTGCTGCTTCCCCTGCTCCTTCGTCTTTAATTGGTGCGTAGAGCATTACTCTAAAAACAAACACTACCCTGTCGTTATGAGTTGAGCCATAATCTGACTGATTCTCAGAAGGCATAATAACCGCAGCCGGAAAGCCCTCAAGTGTTGACCGTGGGTAAGCGTAGGAAGCCTGCACGGAATCTGCTGTCAGTACCTTGGTCGCTATTGCTTCTCTGATTTCATTAAATGTGTCCATGTTATTGAAGTGACCTGCTAATGACGTTTTGAATCGCTTGCTTTAGTTCTTTGTTCAAAATTGGTTCGCCTGCTGTTACAGCATCAGAAAAGAATGGTTGTGCTTTGATACCAGGATGCATGACCGTCTTACCAAAGAAAGTTTTACCATCAGAAAGTACCTTTGCGCTCTTTGCCCGAATAGGATATGGAGCACCTCTTTTGCCGTAAATACCTGTTCCAAAGTTTACAGCCTCAGCATACTTAGCCCTGGCCTCTACCATATAAGCGGCCGCACCGACTTTCTTATGCCTAATTGACTGGCGCAAATTACCGCCCCCACTTTGTTTATTGACTGGCGCCTTACGGACGGCTTCCCCTTCAATTTTCAAAGCACTTGTTTTCAAAGCCTTATCAAACTCCTGTGTAGCCAACTGCGGAAAACGCTCAAAGGTCTTCTTGAGCTTGTCCATTCCCTCAATTCTTAGTGCTACCTGAGTCATAATTAAAATATACGTAGCCTCAGCTCCATGTGTTCATTAGCTCCAAAGCCCTCAAAGCGCTCTAAGCCAGCAATTCGGTATTGCTTATCCTCAATAGTCACAAGGTCATTATCTTGAATATCTGCAAGGGGAGTGAAGATTATGTATTCTTTCCCAAAGCCCCCTTGTATATCGCCAGAGTGGGAGTCAGACAGTGGCTGCGGGATTGAGCAAGCAATAGCTATATGCTCTCTGTACTCTTGCTTACCTGTTTCGATGTCATCATAGCCGAGTACGTCAGTAAGGCGAGTGATAATGGCGTTTTTAGTGAATCGTTGAGCTATGGCCATGATTAGAAAGTTATACGACGGTACTTTTTGATAGTCTCCTTGGCTGCTTCAAAATCTCCTTGCTCCTTCTTGGTTTTATAGGTCACTGTATAGCGGCCAATTGTCTCACTCTGCACTTCCCCGTCGTGTTGGTTTGAGTTGTTGATGATACCAGCCACAAGCACTGTAGCAGCCCTTACGAGCGGCCGTGGAGCCTCTACAGCATAGCCCCAGCGAGCAGTTACGCGGATTTTACCAGCCGGGAAGCCACTAGTGCAGGTTAGCTTATACCGTGGGTCTCGATTAAAGGGCTCATAGTCTACATCGAGCACATTGCTGTTATCATCCATGACAACTAGCTCTGCATAATCCCCATCCATAACGAATTCATCGACAATCAATGTCCGGCCACCTTCTGACTTGAATACGCGCTCTGTAGCTGCTTCGTCAGCAATAATCTTTCGTCCAGTTTCCTTCTCGATTTCTTCTTCAACGTCTGCAATCCATTCTTCAATTTGCGATTCAAAAGACTCCTCAATATCAATGAGTAAGTAATTCTTAATGTTATCTATTGTTGTAATCATAAGCCGAAGCCAGCCTCCTAGTTTCTAGGAGGCTGAATCGGGTTAGGACCCTTGCTCTAGTGCTGTGATAGCGGTGTCGAAATCACCGTATACGAATGCACCGTAGTCGTTCTGCTTCACGCGTTGTACGAGTCGAACCGTTGCCTTCATAGTGAAACGGTCTTTCACAAAGTCATCACCGTCAGAGTTTGACATCTCAACAGTAAGACCTCGCTTGTACTTCACACTAGCCTTCTTGAAGTCACCTACAAGAAACTTTCCAGCAGCAATACCAGTGTTCGCTACAACACGAACGCCGGAGATGACAGAACCATCAGAGGCAATAAATGGTGGAAGCACATAGTGTCCATCACTAGCCTTTGAAAGACGCATCTTGGCGCGGTCAATAGGGTTCACTGTAACGTGGGTTGGCTGATGTAGCCCAACAATAACTTGCGTTACTGCTGCCTCAATCACGTCAAACCGATTTGCTTCATCGACAGACCCTGCAAGGGCGCCGGCTGCAAAAGGAGTAGCGTTCTCAAGGATACCAGTAAGGTTTTCACCTTCTCCGTCTCCAGAAAGAAGCTGTACGTCTACCACCTTACGGAGGTCAGCAACTAGATAGTTACGGATTTCAGAAACGAGTGATGGCAAGTCTTCTGCAAGTTCAGCAGAGTGCTTTGAGTGCACACCAATCTTCTGTACTGGGGCTGTTCGACGAACGAAGTCGTAATCCTTTTGAGGAATTAACGCAAGCTCTGCAACTGGTGCAGGGTTTCCTTCGCCGTCTGTAGTCTCAATCCAAGCATCAAGGTTTGAACTGATTCTACCTACAGTAACAAGCTCTTCAATGAACGGTTCGCGCTGTGGAGCACGAGTAACGCCTGGTTCAAGCTCAGCTTGAGGCCATTCGCCCGTCACGTTGCCGTCTACACCAATTGGTCCAACTTCCTTCATTACTAACTCAAGAGCTTTCGCTACGTGAGCAGTATTTGAAGGGTCGATACCCTTGATGTCGAACGAGAAGTCTGCCTTTTTACCAGCGACCACGTTCTTTGCAAAGGCTGCGTAAGCGTCCTTATCGAACACAAACAACTTCTTTGCTTCTTCGCCCAAGGCCTTTGCCCGGTTCTTAGCCAAAACAGAGTCAACACCCTTTTCAAGGCGTGTATCAATTTTGTCATTAAGGACACGTTCAATAAGGTCTCCAAGAGCCTTTTCGTCCGTTGCTTCATCATCTTCTGGAAGAGCGTCAACTGCTTCCACATCTTCCTTCACTTCTTCTTGTTCAGCTTCTTTGAGCTTTCCAAAAAGAGACTTTACTTCTGCCTTTTCGGCAGCAGTGGCTGCTCCAGCACCGAGAAGGCGCTTGAGCAATTCTTTAAGAGTCATGGCTAAATTTGCTTAGCTGCTAATAGAGAACGGATTGCCTTGTTAAGCACTCTGTTCTTGTTAGCTGCCCGTCCCGCCGGGGTTGCCTTAATAGGCGTTTCTGCATCGAGATCATCAGCGCTTTTTGACTCATCGGCACTTAATAATTCATCCAGTGCGACCCGTGCCTTTTCTACCGTTGCCCTGTTCTTCTTCGAGAGCACACGCCCCTCCTTCTCCTCAATTTCTTCGTCAAGCTCCTTGTTCACATCCTCAGTAGTCTCATAGGCTGAAACGTCAATTCCCTTACTCTTAGCGAGTGCTAGAGCGTTGGCTGGTACATTTACGAGTGATTGCTCAATAAGCTCGTTTTTCTTGAGCACAACTGTACCGCCAACAACATCACTTTCGTGATTCATGAAGCCAGAAGATACAGCTCGCATGTAACCGCCCTTGTATAGCTCATAGAGCACCTTTGCTTTAGGGTTTGCATCAACCGCAAATTCAATATCTCCTTCTAGGTTTCCGTCTTCGCTGTAGCCGAGAGCAATAGTCTTACCCACCGCTGGCTGACTGTGGTCGTGTCCAAAAAGAACAACTGGGTTCTTCATGTAGGTGTCAAGCATCCAGCCTTTCTGGTCTACAACTTCGCCGTGACGGTCAACGTCAGCGGTAGAGAATACGAATCGGATAACCTTCTTTTCATCGTCAATTGATTTGACTGTGGTATTGAGTTGTGCAAACTTGAGCTTCATAGTTGTAATGTTATGGGTAATTTTTATTTAATCCGTGCGTTAAACGACAGCGATAATGCGGCATCGGCAATTCGGTTCGCTTGGTTCATGCAGGCCGTTACTAAACACGCCATCAAGTGGCACAGTGCCGTCTGAGCCTTCACCATCGAGCGCAAGATGTTCGTCACGAGTACGGTCATCCTGTGTCGCTACCCACTCCTTACCCTTCACCACACCCGATTGCTGATAACCCTCTAAAATCCCTTCGTTGGTTGCAGCAGTAGCCTCAGTACGAGCAATAAGCTCTGCTCTATAGTCCGAAAATTCGCCATAGGTGGCCTTTACGCGGTCAGTAAGGTCTTTTATGCCCTCACCTGCTTCTATGCCCTCAGCAAGCGTATTTGAGAGCTTCTCAAGGGTCGTGTTATTCACTGATTCAGCAAAGAAAGCAGCACGCTTCTCTAGGTACTTCATAGTTTCACTTGTCACTAAGAAGTCCCGGGCAACACCAACGGTCTCAAGCCCTTCTTTCCCTGCCTCTTTCAAGAAGTCTGTTAAGAACGGTAGAGCAAAAGCGGTCATGATTGTGTTCTCAGCATCGCGATTCAAAAGACGAGCTACTTCACTAGGTAGTAATTTGGTCTTGAGTGATTTCTCATTTTCTTTGAGTGCATCAATCACTCGCTTCTGTTGTTTCTTGATTTCCTTTAGTAGCGGTTCCTTCATGCTTCGTGCACGCGAGTCAATCAGACGATTTGACATCTTTACGTATGTCTCACGAAGCTGGGTACCCATAAGCAGGGAAGTTGGCTTGATTTCTTTTTCTTCAATGACAATGTTCTTGGCACGAGCCTTACCGTTTTCTACAGCCTTACGCTTTGCCTTTAATGCAGTAAACTTTTCAGCTAGTAACAACTTGCGGTACAACTTCCCTTTGCCTCGGATTGGATTCTTGATAGAACGCAGCACCATCTTTTCACCGCCAAGGGCTGAGATAGGCATGTTTGAGAAAGGTACGAGCGGTTCATCTGCCCCCTTGAATGGCTCACGGTTCAATTCCTCGCGTACTTCGTTGATAGAGAGCACACCAGCCTTGATATAGGTCTCATGTTCTTTGAGTCTGAACTCTCGGTCTTCTGGTGTAGGGTCCTTAAAGTCAAAGTAAAATTCTTCCCCAAATTCTTGCGTAAGATGTTCATTAAAAGCCTCTACAAACGCCTTGTCCTCGCTCTTTACCTTTCCAGATAGAAACTGATACATTGCGCCGTCATGGTTGGCGCGGTTTACATCGTCAGAAGTGAGAAGTGGCTTAGGTACACCAAAAGCACGCGCAATAGAGTCGCGTGTGAAGTTAAGCGTCTCAAAATACTTCATGTCACTTTGAGATAGCGATACTTGCTGGAACTTCAAGCCAGAGTGCATGACACCGGGCCGACTAGACTTCCCTTCGCCTTTGTGGCGCTTGTCCCACATCTCCCATAAGTCCTCTACTTCTTCCTTGCCCATTGACTCATCAGTCTGGAGTAGGAAATCAGGCCGTGCATTGTTCTTAAAAAAGTCACGCTGGTAGCGAGTGGCGTATTGCTCAGTTTCTACAATCACCTTGGCAGGCTTGAGTGGTGAAATACCACGAATACCGTCACTGGGGTCAATATCTACATTGGCGATAATGTCTTCAGGCGCAAACATGACAATATTGCCGTCACCCTTGTTGTACTCGTAGCCCTTTATGAAAAGCACCGGGTCTTTATGCACCGTTATGCAATCAGGGCGTAGGTTCCAAAGCTCTGAAACTTCCCCACGCTCATTGCGCACCTTGAGGATGTATGCCTCTCCGGTGAGTGCCTTGTTTATTTCGGCAATTTTCAAGCCTTGTGTACGGGTCTGCCACGGATTCCACTTTTCTACTAGCTCAATAAGCGGGTGGTCAAATTGCTCATCAACGTCACCCTTTGAGTTGATAATCTTGAATAGACGTAGGTCCATTGAGGATACGTGATCTGCTCGCATCGAAACGCAAGAGAAAACATCCAGTGAACGCTCGTACTCTTTGAAATAGTTGCCACCACCAAGCCAATCCTTTACATCTGAAACACTAAAATTCAACAGGCTCACATCTTTGCTTTTGGCATCGCTGCGGCCAAATATACGATTGAGGATACTCATGCCTCATACGATACGGCTGAAAACACTCTTATTCGTGCAGACTAGACGTAGATGCCCGGCTTCTTGCGCTTAGTGTGTGTATAGACGGCATAGCGCATTGCGTCCATCGCATCGTCATTAAGTTTTACTGGTTCGTCGATAGTCTGCTCACCTTTCGTCTTCCAGGAGTACGCTTTGATTTCTTTGAGTAGGTTTGGAGAGTCCTTGGTTATGAAAAGACGTCGCTTCTGAATCTCACGTATACCAGCTAGCACACTACCCTTTTCTTTATTGGCGTTCTTGGCATTTATGCCTGCTAGCTTAAAGCCTGCAATAGCTTGTGGGTCTTCTGTATCGCAGTAGACATACTCTTTTGGCCCTACAGCCTCTTTCACTAAGTCAATAAGCTCCGGGTCTTTTAAGTGGCTCTGGTAGACAGCTTCCTGCACGTAGATGTCGTTGTCTTTTAATACAACACGAATCGTGGCAGCCGGGTGGTTATAACCGAAGTCTTGCCCATAAATAAGCTCTCCCCCTTCTGGTAGTGAGTCACACAATTGCCAATGTGTGTAAACAGTAGTTTGCGGTACACCACGTTCACCAAGCCCGTAAATGCGCCAGTAGTTTGGGTCTGCTTCTTGGTACATCTCAATTTCATGAATAATCTGCTTCTCCAGGAATGGGTTATCTCTATAGGTTGACTTAATGAATGTCACATCGGGCCGAGTGAGAATATCGTCATAAATCCAGTGGAATGTATCGGACGGGTTAAAGTCCATGTATATACGCCCTGTAGTACGCATATTGAGCTGCTTGAAGTCCTCTGAAGTGAACTCGTTGGCTTCGTTCATGAACAAGTACTTGCGCTTGCGTCCGCGAATCTTCTGCGGTTGGTCAACAGAAATAAACTCTACTTCTGAATTGCCTATCTTGAAAGTAAGGTCAGTTTTATTGTGGTTCTTTTCATCGTAAATATCATTGACACGTAGCACATCAAGAAAGTCACGGTATGCCGTTGCTTTGAGCGCTGGGAGTGTTTTACGGGAAATAGTGATAACGCAGCCCGGGTCTTCCAACGCCAAAATGACAGCCAACTGCATGAGGCTGTATGTCTTTGATGAACGAGAGCCGCCTTGGTTGACGATTATGCGCGTCTTAGCTTCCCTGTTCTTCTGGAATACTATTGTCGCTTTCAGGTTTAGTTTCATAGTTTGGGGCAACAATCTCTACGACAACGCCAGTTATCTTTTCGTTTTCTGAGGTCATGTCTATAGAATCGCCATACTCCTTGCGTCTTTTGCGCTTCAAGTAGTCGATAGCGTTTTGGTAGTTCTTGCCAACTTCTCTATGCACAGCCTCTTTAGCTTTAAGAATTACAGTTTCTTTCAACATCTCCTTTTTACTTTTAAACTCAGGATTTAATCGCTCGTAATAATAGAGCTGTGTTTCTGAAATACCCGCGAATCCTATAGCTTCTTTGTCCGTACAACCAATAGCAAAAGCGTGTTCAAGATTTACAAGCTTTTCAGGGTTCATTTTCCACCAGCGCCACTCTCTGGCTTTCTCTTTCTTTTCTGTTTGAGTGAGTTTTTCAGCCATATTGTTCAATTAACTTACTGTACGCCTTGACTCGCTCTAATTCGTGCCGTGGAATCATCACGTGTGTCACGTTGGAGCCTCTTATGCTATTGCAGTGTGCGCAACGAGCTGACCACAGCTTGTGAGAACACTCGGCTTTTCTGCTTTCAGCCTGCCTCACGGCTTCTGGATATTGCTTGGTTCTTCGTTTGTAGAGGTGTGAGAGTTCTTGAGGTACAGATATTCTTTTGATTGTTCGTCGGACGAATCCCTTACGCTGAGCTAGTCGTGAAATAGTGGTGTGTGCTACACCAAACTTTTTCCCTAGGTGCTCATTATTCCACCCCCTTTCTTCATAAAGAAAGCGGATTTCTGTAATTATTGCTGGTGTAAGGGTTTTTCGTGTCATGGATAAATCATGTATCGTTTTTGGGCCTCCTTGCGTACGTCTGACGCGAGGTACTCTTCACGTGGTACTGGTATGGTCCAATCTCCGTAGTACCAGCGTAGGTAAGCATCTGGATTCGCTAGGCAGTGCATCGGGTAGCCGTCGTAGGTTATGGGTGTAAGGGGTTCAAAGAATTCAGCCGGGACTTTACACATTTTGTTTTGGAACCAAGGGTAGTATCTGAAGTCTCCGTTTTTGTGGAAGATATGGAAGTCTATGTGTGGATCTCCTCCTTCCTGCCCTTTTGCCTTAAAGCGAATGATTGCCATTTGGCCGCGCTTATCTTCCCCTACGTGGTTCAGCATCCAAGGTTCTTTCCACTTTCTGAGCTTCATTACTTCTAGGCCGTTGTTCTCTAAATCTGTGAGTATCGAATCGTCCCAATCTTCTGCGAGCATTCCAAGGTCAATGTCGTGATCAAAAGCGTTGAAACCTCCATTTCGCATGTAGCCAATCAACGAGCCTTCTACCGGAAAGAATGGAATGTTGTGTAATTGCAGTACGTCTACAATTGGTTCTATTAGGTTTTTTGCGTTACCGGGGTTCATGTTATGTTGATTTTACTGTTAATTACCAACGTAAACTTGTCGACGACTTTAACTAATTTGTATATAGTCGTGCTTGAAAATCCAGATTCAAGATTTTCAATTGGTCCCAGCTCCGTTAATATTTCGTACCCAGCTTTTTTGATTTCTTCCCTATCTGCGGGCAGATTATGTTTCCTCAAAAAGTTCAATAGCTCTCTATCTAAAATAGCTGTATTTTCTTTCCTTATTTTTTCCGACGCCTCAAACAGAGAGCTGGCAGTCTCGTTAAATTCTAAGTTTGTTTCTTTTTCCATAATTATTTACTTGAACCACGTAGCCGTTCGGCCTTGATTGTTAATGTGTCCTATAAGCGAGTCTTCTTCTTGTCTGTGATTTACCAAAGACGGAAGCGGGTAAAATGTCTGCATCCCGATTTTCTGCAAATAGGCACTGATGCGTAAGTCATCAATGTTTTCGTATTGGTTTTGAGTATCGGCAAAAGCAATACATTTTTCAATGATGAATGTTGGCAGCACTACCGCATTAGCCCATTGCAGGCGTGGGTATGTGAAGTGACCTTTTTCGTACCCTGCATATGCTGCCTTGTTCATTTTGTCGTGTGTCCTTCTGCGCTTGTGGCGGTAAAACAAGCTATAGGCGTAGAGTGTGCCTTTATCTAGGACTTCATCGAGACGCTTGTAGAAGTCTTCGCCAATAATAGAATCGTCCTGGATTACTACGTGATACGTAGCTTCGGGGTCGAAGGATAGCCAGCAGCGCTTGGCGTTAGGCCATACACCCAAATTGTCTGGGCCGTCCACGTCCATAAACACTGGAACATCTCCCAACTTTTCCTTGAGGTACGGAATGTACTTGGCTCTTTTTTCGTGAGCCATGATACAAACACTCACCTTATGTCTCATTTCTTTTTGTAGCATAGTAAAAATACTTGTTTAGTTCCGAACTTGCTCTCTAGCGAATCGGAGTAGGCTCGTTCTACCGTTTTTACGGCATAACCCCCGTGTGCTAGCAATTCGTACATATCTGGCAAAGAACGGTAAATTGAAGCGTACCCACCTCCTAGTTCTTTTGATTCTCCGTCAATTCGATACTGAGTATCAGCACAAGGAGTTTTTATGATGACCGGGCACTTTAGATTTTTCAGCATTTCTATAAGCGGCTTGTCTTCCACGTACTGAGTAACAGCGCCCATGTATACAACGTCAACAGGCGGTAAAGGTTCAGGGTTCTTAGCGTTAATGTCGTACACTTTTTTCTGTGCTCCGCTTACGTGTCCAAGCAGATTTTCTGAGAGGTCGTAGGCGTAGAATGTCTTAATGTCGGTAAGTCCCTGCAAACACTTAATGAGCCACCCGTCACCACAGCCAAGGTCTAGGAATGACTTAACACCCTTGAGCTTTGGCACGATGTATTCAAGGTCACATAATCGCCGCTCGTATCGGAACGGGAATGGTGGGTATTCTTTGCTGTTTTTCCAGAACTTATTTGCTGTTTTCATGGTTTCTTAATTTAGTTCCGCTTATGTCGCCAGATCGCGGCACGAACTTACTCGGCACACCCAGCTTCGTCGCCCACGCCAGGACCTCATTATTGCCAGAGAGTAGGACATCAAATTTTGGCAGCCCGTCTGCAATTCTTTTATGAGTGAGTACGCCGTCGATTCCGACAACTTCAACGCCCAAGCCTTTTAGCTCGTTGATTATTTCGTCTTGTGTCATTACCGCAGTTTTTGGTATGTCTCCGGTGACACCTACAATCAAGTTGTATGATTCCTTGAGCTTCAAGATGGTCTGAATGTGGCCGATATGAGGCGGGTTGAATTTCCCAGGCATGAAAGCAGTCTGCTTCATTTCAGCTACTTGCTTTTGTAGGTACTGCTTTGTCTCACGTACTTCTGCAAGGTACTCAAGAACTACGTCGATTTCTTCGTCGATTTCTTCTATGTACCCATTGTTTGCAGCAATTTCTTCGCTTACATCAACGTCAGCGATGAGGTGTGAGATTTCTCTCGGCTCTCCCTTTTCTAGTGAAGCGAGTGGTGTAGGTTCGTCTGTTTTTCTGAATGGGAAGAAGTGACGGGTAGTGCGTGGTGAGAATAAGTCGCCCGAAAGAGCGCGCTCAACACACTCTTGCTTTGAGATTGTAGGTTCCCTATCTAGAATGAAACGCTCGGCCAGTCGTGTACCTACACGGATATTTTCATCACTGTATTTCACCCACTTAACCGGAACAGTTTCATAGCCATACTTCATGAAATACACATAGCGGTGTGAGCCATCCAGAATAACTCCAGTATCTATGTCCGCAATAATTGGCTTATTGACCACATCAACAATCATGCTTTCAAGATTCGCAAGGTGATGCGGGTAGACTTTTTCAAGTGGTATGAGGTTTTTGATGTTGGTAAGCATGTTATTTTTCTTTTTCTATATCTATTACTTCACCTAGAATCATTGCCAACAAACCTATTTCCATGCCAAAACCTTGGTTGAATAAAGAAAGGATGAAATAGAGAGCGCCAAAAGAAGTGAAGAACATTCCGATATATTTTGTTATTTGTTTCGGTGTCATATTTATTTAGTGATGAATTTAACGACTCTTTTACAAACAGGAACCCAGGCAAACATAGGAACGAAACGTGGTTTTTTGAGAATGAGTTTTGTAGCGAGTGTTCTAATCATGCGTTCGTCAAAGTCAGCAGTCTTTTTGTTTACTGACCTACGTACTAGCTGCCTCATTTTTTTCTCTTTTTTTGCGTTCATGTTTATTTTTTATTTTGCGGCACTGGTAATACGACATTGCCCACTGTGTAAATCCCCATCGATTTAATAAACCGATGGGCGCTTTCAGCCTTAACTAAGAAACTAATATTTGTTATTGCCGTACACTTAGGGCAAATATAACCAACTCTCAAGACACGCGATTTATGGCCGTATTGTAATTCTGTAAAATATGCTTTCTTCTGCGTGGACACTTTAGTGCCACAACATCCGCAAAAAAAAGAAACTTTCTTAGTTGGCATAATCATTGTGTTATCGCCTTAATAATTGCGTTGGCTGCACGTTCGCCACACTTCCCATCAAGGAATGAAAATACTGCTTCGTTTGCTTCCTTAATGCGCGGTAAATACTTGTGCCGGAACTTCACTGCACGCTCGACAGCGTCAACAAGCTCACTTGCTCGTTCTACTTGCGGCCCGATGTCTGCATACTTCCAAAAACGCGGGTTGCCTTCATGCTCTACGTTTTTGCGGTAATGTTTGCAGTTCAAAAGAACAACCGCTTTTTTTGCAAAAGCCGCTTGATAGATAGTTGAAGATGCGTCGCAAACGTATACATCACACTCTTTAAGAACTTTGTCGAAGTCACGCTCTATCAGTATGCCGTGCGAACGATAAACATCTTCAAGAAAATTCATAACGCGCGGGTGGCCGTGGCCGATAAGCGTATATTTTTCTTTGAGTTCAGGAAGTGCAGAAAGATAGAAAGCGAGCGCAGAACGTGTCTCTGGTACTACGCGCCCATCCCAATGAAAAGAAATTGCAACTTTTGGGTTATAGGGTGATACGGTATCGCGCACGTTCGCCCATTTATCCATCATCGGAACGCCGACAACTTCAACAGGACACGGTAAAGTCTCACGCTCTTTCTTGGCGTGCATTTCGTTTGGTGAGAGGCGTAAAATGCAGTTTTCGCGGCCAATGGCACTGCCTGCGTATGAAGGGTGGGATGTATTAAAAAAGAAACCTACACCGTGGTCGGCATAGATTGTTTTTTTCTCGGCAATATTTGCGAGCTTTAAATCACCAAAAGAGAAAGCAGCACAGTATTCATTTCCACTTTTTGAAAGGTCTTCAACAGAAGATGTAAAAATTCCCCGGTACTGATACGGAAGTGCATCATATACCGCTTTGGCGTGAACAACATGGTGTGGTTCACGCGCTATGAAGTCGACTTTTTTAAGTAAGGTTGGCACTAAAGGGCTTGTGATTAGCAAGCTCTGATTCTGCCCGTAGAACTACATTATAACCTTGTATTTGCTTACTTTTATATAAGTTATGCACACTGATACCTTACGCACTTTATACGCTGTACACGAGAGTACACTTTAAATCAGGAGGGTGCCTAAACGCTGAGGCGGTGGAAACCCGCTACCCTCGCCAGTTCTTTGAAAGGAGATCAGATGAAACTTCATGAGATGAAAGCCGAGCGAGATAAGCTCGAAAATTGGGTACGTCCACAACCTTGCTTGGTATGCCAAAAAACCACTCGTGGTGCCTATGGCATGCATGAAGCAGGCTGGACGTGTTCTGGTAAGTGTGAGCGAACCTATGAGGAGCGTAAAGATGCAAACGCAGGACGTGGTTGAGGCCATCACACGGGCTAAGGTGGACGAGCAAACGTTCTTCCGCCTAGCCCATATCTACTGCTTTGGCAGCGATGCCAATGTTTCAACCGATGTCGCGCAGTTCAAACTGCATGCCGTCGTTCCACCTTTCGTGCTTCGGTACGTCAGGGAAAGCAAACAACCTACTAGGAGTACGTCATGAAAACCCTCAGAATCTTTGTTGTCATCATGCTGCTCTGCATCGCCTGGAACGCTTGGGCACTGAAGCCCATGGCCGCACCAGAAGCCCTGCAACAAGAAGCGGCCAACAGTGTCGTAATCCATAAAGGTACGTGCCAGCACGAGCAGCGTGAAGAACTCTGCATGGTGGGCTACGACCAAGCCAAAGACACCTTCTGGCTGCTCTTGTTCAATCAAGAAGGTGTGATGTTCCGTGTCGTGGAAGTGAAGGACGGAAAGGAGACAATTCGGTGGTCACATCCGGAACTGAGCATTTAATAAAAGCCCCTGGTACTACTCCAGGGGCTAAGTTTATATAAAGCAAAACACCCCAACTAGTGGAGTGTTTTACAGGGAAGCTACGCTCCCGCGGGGCCAATGCCCATGTGTATATAATAGCATGTCACTAGCAGCCAACGATGTGTGATGTGCATTTCTGAGAAGACATAAGCCTTAGGCGGAGTTAGGTCGAGTAACTTCCTGCATATAGCAAGAGTCTAGTTTTCGGGTATCACAGCTTACCTAAACAAATTCCTGTTAGCTCCTTGGTGGGTTGCCACTGTCATCTGTGTATAGTCTTCTCAAAGGTACACACCACTTGATGATAGGCTAGGGTCTAGGTGTAAATAAAGCCTCGGTATCATGGGCAGTTCCCGATATTACATTCTATGGCGTTTATTTACCAGCTCCTTATAACGCTCCCATTATCTGTTATAAGGACAAGGCCGAAGCCTCCCTGTTCCTAGAACCAAACCTACCATCATCTACCTCTCTAATTTGATGTTGATACTCGATTGATTATTCCTACCATGTTTGTTGTTTTTACCATATGTTTTAGATTATAGCACCACTATTTACTGAGTGCGAGGGGTTGTAGTTAGTATGCTTTTAATCCTTTATAGATAGTAAGTGGTTACTTAGTATCTATCTCAGTCCTCCGTTCTAGCCACTCATACACGCTGTAGATGATGTCTTCGGGTCGAGAGTTGTGCCTCCAGCGGTTGTAGGCTTCCCATTCTTCTTTAGTTGGCTCTTTGTTGGTTGACATAGGTGTTACAATCGTATTAAAGAATGAATAATTAGTAAACCACCTAAACACACTAAAATAATTCCGATAAATACTTCTAAAAGTGGTGACATGATGTTATTCACTTACCTCGCTAGTAATGTCCTCATGCTGATTCTTGTGCACTCCACACTTACAAAACGGTAGTTCGTTTAACTCATTCTGTTCGTATGGGTGGTCTGGGGGTAATATAGCTACCATATTTTATTCAATCTTAAAGCCACTAATTTCCTCAAACAATTTTGCGTCAAAGTTTGGTAGTGCCTTAATCTGCTTAATTTCACCAGCACTAGCCTTTTTCATTGACTCCGTAAAGGCTTCTTTGTATGGAATTTCCTTTACGTAACCGCCAGCGGTCTTACTTGCTGGGTACTGCTTTTTTTCTTCGTCAGTCATATCTGAGTAGTAGACCCACTTTTTCACTTCAAAATATAGGCAAGACGGTTTGTCAGCTTCGTCCCAAACTTTTTTGCTACAGAGCTTGTTAAACACATACACTTGTTCCGCATCTTCTGTGTTAAAAGCACCTACGTGGTAATTTGCAGTGTTCCAGTCACCAGTGTTGCTGTCACCAGTGTTCCAGTTACCAGTGTTCCTGTCACCAGTGTTCCAGTTACCAGTGTTGCTGTGACCAGTGTTCCAGTTACCAGTGTTGCTGTGACCAGTGTTCCTGTCACCAGTGTTGCTGTGACCAGTGTTGCTGTGACCTAGATTGGCTACACCATTATTATTACTCGCTTCTGTAGGGTTCAACATCCGTACAATCCGTAAGTGATTAGTTACTGACTTGTTTCCGTCTTCTTCGTCAATAACGTCTCCTTCACTTTCTACTTCACACACCTCAATATCAGTACCAAAATTGTAGTAACTATAAACATCACCAAGAGACTTACAGAAGTGAAAGCCTGACTGACAGAGTTCAATTTTACCTTCATGGTAAAAATCCTTTCCGAACTCATATTGATAGCCGCGGCACTTAAGTCCTTTATCGAACGCTTTATAACCTCGAACGATTGACCAGCCAGCGGGCAGAATAATGTTGTTTGGTTTTTCACCCGTAAAGATTTTCTTCATTTCGTCTTCGGTAAAGCCAGCAATTCCGCAGCCTACCTTAGTGACTAGAAACTGCTTGTCTGTATTCTCGACTGCACACTTGTATAGTAATTCCTTACTGGCCTTTAATGCTTTCTTAGTCACTGGCTTCATCTTTTTATCAAGGGTAGGGAAAGCATAAGACTGCCCTGTTATACCTTCTCCTACGCCATCTACTGCTCCAAACTTATCTGCTGCGAGCTTGGCAGCTCCTCCAGCATGATTTCCACTTAGGTTGCTGCCAAATACGAATATTTGATTTTCTTTCAATTGTGTTATTTGTTCTGGTGTTGTCATAAATCTAAATTAAACGGCTAAGTCCTCTGAGGGGTTGGCGTTTGGTACTGAACCAGCCAAATCAGGACGTTTACACCTAAAGCAGTACTTAGCTGCAACATCATGCTGACATTTATCCTCTGAGGGGTTTGGTTGGGGAGGGTAAGTTTTGTGTATTACAACAGAAACAATTTCTGATAAATCGTGAGATTTGAGACTACCATCTGGATTCCAAAGAGCATTACTAATTTCTTCACGCACACGCTCCCTCTCCTCTGCCTTCCCAGTCTCATAAGCTAGTTCCATTGAGGTTTTAATAGCTTCGTTACGTATACGTCTTACGTTGCCGAGGATAAGGCTTAGTTCTGGTTCTGTAATTGCCCAATCTGTGAGCATCTTCGACAGCTCTTGCATGTCGGTATCAGCTTCTATTTGTGTCTCTATTAGTTTTGAAAGCATGGTGGGATTTAGTGAAATCTACGTTCAGTTAATCGTTGGATGTGCTTTTTAATAAAGTTTTCAGCGGCTCTAATAGCTTGTTCTGACTTACCAACTCCTCCTTCTGGGTCGTTTTGAATTTGCCACTTCCACTCGTCTATTTGGTACTCACGTAGAGAGCGGAACAACTCCTCGTACTGCTCGCCTTCATTGATGTGTTTGTACATCAAGTCCTGGGCTTCACGGATACTTGGCACACAGTCCTTTTTGTCAAACGCAAAGGCTAACTGCTCTAGGGCGTAGAATAGGCGACGGGGTTTGTTTTCAAGTTCGTCAAGGTCTAACAGTAGTCCGTCTATAGCTTTTATTTGCTCTTTGGTATATTTCTTTTTCATGGTTATTTCTTAATAGCTTTGATTAAGTCGATGAAGGCTTGGTTGTAGCCATTCTTAAAACAAACTTTGTCGGCCAATGTATTGTATGGCGGTGAGGGTATTTTAATATCTTCAACACCACCCTTCATCCCCTCCGCTATCTTTATAATTTCTTCTACTGTGGTTTGGTGGGTGGAGTCGATGAGTTCTTCATAATTGTGTTCAAGAATAGCCCTTACTTTTGCTCCATTAAAAGTATCTATAGTGCTGAGACTTTCTTTTGCTTTTACTTTTAGTTGTTCTAGTGTCATACCTATGTTAATTCCTTCTTAACGCGTTCTATGTGGTCGAGGGTGGCTTGGCGGCAACTATTAAACCCATTCTTATGTTCAATTTGCCAACTGTCTTCTCTACCAAACTCTGCTCGTTCTGGCTCTGGCACTCCCTTCTCCACCTTCTCCACTGCTTCAAGGGCGCGGGTGTTGCCGTAGGTTTCTAGTGCATCGTTTATGATGTCGTGCCACTCGTCACTTAGTAGACTTCCTATAAGCTCGTGAAGTGTGGTACTACCTTCTGGGTGGGTGGTTTCCCAAAACTCCTCCTGATAGTCTTTTGGCATAGGGTCTGCCTTATTGATGCATGAAAGACTGCCACAAGCTCCTCCTGGGTTGCTGTACTTTTGTGAGCAGCCGCATTTTGTTGAATTGTTTGGCATATGGGTGTTAGTTAATTTCCCCTCCACAACTTCTACATTGATAATGGTCGTGTCTCCAGTTCCAGCCAAAGATGTAATCCTTGGGCGCTCCGCAGCAGGGGGAAAGTATGCCGAGGGCGATGAGAAGTTTTTTCATAGGTGATCTAGGTGCTTAATTGGTTTTTGAGACATTGTTTTTGTGCTTTAAGAGCTTCTCTTTGTTGTGCGGTCCGTATCTTTTGCATCTCCTTTTTACAATCGAAGCAAGTGACACGGTGGAATCGGAACATTCTGGTGACTTCACTTCCGCAGCGGTGGCAGGGTTGTAGTACTGGTGGAAGCCTGCAAACTACTTTATGTTTTCCTTCCATAGAGTGACTTATGACTGATAATCATCTTCCGTTTTTCCAGAATCTGTCCATGCTGGTTAGGTGCCATCCGAAGCATTCATCGCATTTGTATATCCTGAGTCGGAGAGTTCGATGTTTACCTACAAGCCTACGCACACTCTTGGCGTGCTTCTCGCTTTTATAGCGCTGCTTGCCGTCACAATGGCTCATGACTTGTAGAATCGAACTAGTGCGTTACGTGTTCGGATGAAGTAAATGAGGATTTTTTGCATATTATTCTTCCCCTCTTAATCGGATAAACACTTCTTCTGTAAGTTCTGCGTTGAATTCGGTTTGGTCGTGGCAGCACTGGCAGGCGACTACCCATTGCTTTGGTGCGGCTAGTAGTACGACGTCTCCCTTGTACCATGCTCGCTTGTGTCGGTGGGCGGGAGCGACTGGCCAAGTTTTGGTGCATCCGGCAGTGAGGCCAAGGGGACCGATTTCGCAGGTGGTCAGATTCATTTTCTTGGCATAGTCTGCAATCAATCCTCTGGCGGTTTTATTGGCCTTACCTACTTTCCCTACCTTGTTGATGTTTTTCTTCGCCTTGAGGCTTGTGTAACTTTTGAGAGGGGTTCTAGTAGTGAGTCCTTTACGTTCTGATTTGCCGTAGACACTGCCCCAGGGTTTGCGTTGGTTTTTAAATGTTGAGAAGGTCATACGGTTGTCGTTTCTTTACGTACCGGGGTAAGTGGCTGCATCCAATCAACGCTGTGATTTTTCAGTAGTTTGATGTCCACCAAATAATCAATGTAGTTGTCTGGGCCGCCGTTTGGATAAATTGCATCGCGCCAGTGCTTGTACTTCAAGGGGTTCAGAATCTCCATGTCAATCGCGTAGTTGTCCTGGAGTCCGTCGATACACCTTTCAAGAAATCCGTCATTGAGTTTCTTTTTTGTACTCATCCCTACAAGGTGGGATTTACCGTTGATGACCAAGTACTCGCCGTTATACTCAAGTTTTAGCCATTGGTGGACTGTCTCGATGTCTTCGTGACTGTGGTGATCTAGTTGCTCATGAAAGAAGGCGTAGAGAGCGCAGACAGCTCCGTGGTAAAACCCTCGTTGCTTTTTACTCTCGCGGACCATAGGCGTGATAGAAAACCATGCGTACTCTTTCATCCAGTCCAGGAGCTTGGCCTTGTTGTACTCTGACGGGATGTGGAACCCGTTACGAGATGCGTTGACCGTGACGTTGATAGGTTTCATATCATCTACTTCTATCATCGAATTGGTGGTCAATGGTGCAATCCTTGAGCTTAAAAAGCTCTATATGCCGTTCTGCCGCTGCCTTGGATGTGAAGGGGGCAACTACTCCGTTTGGTGTGTAGATAACCCAGTGGCATGACTTGTTGCGGTCGTGCTGTATTCCACATGCTGGGTATGATTTGCTTGTTTGGGCTGGCTTTGCCTCTTTCTTTAGCGAGGCTAGTGGGTCGTTTGTCATGGTTTTCTACTAAATTCCTCAGCGTTTCTAAACCACGTAGCAAGTCTTCTGCGAATCTCGAAAGCATCTTGCTTCTCCCAGCGCAGGGATTTGCCTGATTTAGTCGGCTCAGTCCAGTAAAGCGCAAACTTTTGTACCTCGGATTTTACGTGCGACTCCGACAATCCTGTTTTATCCACCAAGTCAGCGATGGTGCTTGTGTACTGAGGTTCGGTTTGACTTAGGATTGTTTCAAAAAAAATACGAGTTGAGTGTGCGGGGGTAGCTTTGGTATCTTCTTTCTTCTTCTCTTCTCTTTTCTTTTCTTCTCTCTTCTCTTCTCTTCTAGCGTTACTTTCGTCACTTTTCTGCGTTACGGTCTCGTTACGGTTTTTGTCACGAAATCTTTTAGCTCTTTCGGCTCCAGAGAGGCTAGTTTCCTGCCTTTTTTGCCAGTTTCTCACAGTGATTATGTCTGAAACAATTTTTACAATTCCCAATGTTTCAAATTTTTTTATTACTCCAACTGTTACGTCCCATTCAGGTGTTCCAGGGACAATTCCTGACTTAATCATTAAACTTTTTTCGGTTATATGCGGAACTTTACCTTTCAGATTTGAGATGTTTGCGTAGCAAAGAAGAGTCGTCAGACAATTCTGCTCTACGGCAGTTAGTTGGTCCCGTTTAGGGTCACTCAACCACTCGCCACCAAAGAATTTAAACCAAGGGTTTGTCATAATCAGAATAGTGTTGACTTAATAATCCTCCAAGCTATGGCCGTACGGCCTGTGACTCTGCACTGTCGCTTTACATCCTCGCTCACCAGGCCAACCTTCCTTAACTCAAACACGCGTGGTGTGACGGTGTTTATAGGCCATTCAAGTGCTGCTGCAATTTCAGAATTCGTCCAATTTTCACGTTGACTATCTCTCAGCAGATTGAATACTACTTCTTGCCGGTCTCCGAGAGTCGGCACAACTTCGTGATGATAGACATGCTGTGAAGTTGAACGAATTGCTGTATTCATGCGTAATATATTTTTTGTTGTTAAAGATCGACCTGCGGGATTGCCTCCCGATTTCTGCACTCAATTCCTTGAATGCAGAATCGGACAACGATTCCTTAAAACGGTATGTCCTCTGGGTTAATTTCATCTTCCGGGTAGTCAGGCAGCACACTAGGCGACTCTTCTTTAGGTGCACTAGTGGCCTCCTTTGCTCCAAACTGCACACGTTCAGCGATGACCTCTGTTCGGTACATCTTTGCTCCGTCTTTGTCCCAGCTTCGAGTTTGTAAGCGTCCTTCGACGTACGCTCCGGCTCCTTTGGTGAGGTACTTGGCGCAGTTATCAGCTTGCTTGCCAAAGACCACTACGTTGTGATATTCCGCTTGCTCCTGGCGCTTGCCGTCTCGGTCATTGTAGACACGATTGGTAGCGAGTGAGAATGAACAGACTGAGCTTCCATTTGGTAGCGCCTTGAGTTCCGGGTCACGGGTTAAATTCCCGTATATCATTGCTTTGTTGAGGTACATAGCGACTATTTAGTGAAGATACTTACTCGCTTATAAAGTTCTATGCTCTCACTCTTGTCTTTGAGTAGGTATTCACCAGACTCGACAAGTTCTTTAGTTACACCGTTTTCAGTAAGGAAAGCGCGATACTTCTCATCAGCCTCAAGTTTTGCTTTCCTGTCAGCCTCAGCCTTTTCGGCAGCCTCCTTATCAGCTAGTTCCTTTGCTTCAGCCTCAGCCTTTTCTTTAGCTTCTCGTTCCTCCTTCTCTTTTTGTTCGCGCTCAATGCTTTCTCGTTCGTCTTTTCGAGCCTTCTCTTCCCTGTCACGAGCGTTTTTCTCGTCTTCAAGAGCTTTGGCCGCTGCATCTTGTTCTGCTTGCTGACGGGCATTTCAGCCCTGTCAGCCTCGTTTTTGTCTGCCATACGCTTGTTGAAGTAACCCTCAAAAGCCGGGCCATCCATATCGAGTAGTTCTTCATCTTCTACTTCGATACCGTCATTAAGCGATGCTAGACGTTCTTTGCGATGCGGGAGGATTGCCTTACGTTCCTCTCTGAGTTGAGCTGCCTTGGCTTCTTCTTCAACCGCTTCGAGCCGTTCTTCTTCTGGCTCAATAATTGCTATGAGCTCTTTTTCTTTTGCGATAACAGCCTTGGCAAATGCGTTTGCACCGTCTCGCATTTCTTTACCTTTTTTGCTTATCTCTACACGCGCCTTCTTCATCTCAAGTCGAGTCTCCTTCACAGCTTTAAGGTCTGTCGTGTCTACAGCCCTACTCTGGTCAGCGAGGCGTTGTAGCTCTGCTACGGTAGGGTTAAATGCTTCGATGTTAAGTTCTGACATAATTATTTAAGAGTTAGGTCACTGACAATTTTGTTAATCTCCGCGAGCGTGTTTAGCTGGTAAGCAAGGTACGTCTCAATATCCACCTCAATATCAGTCCTTAGAACCTTAATAATGTGGAACTGTAGGCCGTCAATAAACCGAGGGTCATAGAAGCAGAAGTTCAATAGCTCCAAGTCTGGATTCACAATGAAATACTGGAGTACTTGAAACTCATATTCTTTCGGAATTTCACCAGTAAGTTTTGCTTCGATGTGAGCCGCAGAATTTAGACATTTAATCTCCACCGCTTCGGTAATCTTGCCGTCAGTTTCTATGTAGCCGTCTGGTGACACTGCAATATCTGCCACGTCATCTCGGGTCCACATAACAAGGTCAGTGCAAACTGCTTTCCCTTCGTGCTCTACGAATTGCTCGATAGCTACACTTTCCAATCTGTGCCCTCTATCCATTGGCTTCTCATCTGTCGCTGGGTTAGAGAGACGTTCGGCAATGAGTTGGTAGTAACCGACTTTCTTACCACCACCACGTAATGAGACTATGTCTTTCAAACGCGAGCCTGTAATCTTGCCCCGTCGCGCTTCAAGCCACTCGCCTTCGTCATTAAACTTTAATATCTTCATATTTCTTTTTGAGGGTAGCTGCTAATTCCTTAACAAGTGGTTTGATTTTTGGTGGAACATTTGCCCATACAGTCTGGAATGATTCAAGGTCGCCAGCCTGCTCAAGTTGGTCACGCCAATCTGAAACAATTTGTTCCGGTACTTCTTCTTCTGCGTCTGCGCTTTCCGGTGGTTCAACCCTAGTAACTTCCTCCTCTGCATAAGCCTGAGACAATTCTTCTGGACATGCTTTGCGCAGTGCGTGCATTTCGGCAACTTTGTCGATCATGGTCATGGGCTTTGATGACCAAAGATTCTTCCCCGTCGTGTATTCTTTGAAATAAACGAGTGCGGTAAACTCTCCTATGTAACCGTCTTCAAACCGCTTCTTGACTGTCACGCTGCAAGTGACAGGCTTACTGTCATCGTCAAGCGTATATACTGGTTCATCTACACCCACAATCCCGCTCCGCATCCCAATCTTTCGACTGTAATCAATTGAGGTAACTAATGAGTAAGCTGATGTCCCAAAAGGAACGGCGTAGACATTCTTGGTGAGAAAGTCTTCAAACTTGAAACCTCGCATCATTCCCTCAAGGAGAGCGCGCTTCGCAAGTGGCGCTTCAAGTCCTTTAAAGGTGGTTGATACTAATACTGCAAATGTTTCTGCGTCTGCAATTTTCGTGTTGATTTCATTTTTTATCTCCACGAGATTCATCTCTTTTTTATTTGACATATAATTTTTGTCGCTCTGCTCTGTCACCGCCTTATGAGTGGTGACAGAACGGAGAGCATAAGGCTTTTAGTAATTGCTATTCGACAGTGCAAATGCACTTTCGTGTACCTACTCCACGCATGAACTGCATTGAGTCTGTATCTAGCACGTCGTCTGGTACTTCTCCCGTCCCTTCGCAAAGTAGGCATTCCTTCTTTGCTTCAACATGCACTGTTTTGCTCCTAATCCCTTGTATGAGATTTTTATGTGAGAAAACTCCGGGCATGATTTCTCGGTAGTTTGATTGATACACATTGTGTAATTAACTTATAAATTGGTGTGCTTTCGCACTCCGCGCTGGCTTTGAATCAGAGCTTGGGATTCATGGCTACGGGCCGCCAGCGCGGAATAAAAAAACCGCCAAAATTGGCAGTTTTTCTTTTTTATGTAAAGTCTGTACAACTCGTTATGATAGTAGCGACTTGTTAAGACAACTCGCTAGTACTGTATTGATATATTGTGCGACATCTACATCCCTTTAAAAAACGCCAATTTCGATTATTCAGTTTTCAAGGTCCATTCCCTTTCTTCCTATACTCTAGCGTGTACTTGCGGACGCCGCAACTGCGCCCTTGTTGATAAGTTGCGGACA